TCCCAATCATTAGGAGCTTTACTACCAGGAGGAGATGATACTGTAATTGCATTAGAAACTCAAGATCTTAATACTTTAACTACAGCAGTAGTATCAACAGGATCTGGAACTGGGTATAGTGTAGGAGATACAATTACAGTTACATCTGGAGATTTAGGGGGTACAGGTACTGATTTAGTAGTTAAACTAGTAGATGCAAACATAACGGATCAAGTTGCTTTTGAATTAGAAACCTTATCACAAGGAGCAATAATGAATAGTTCAGGTTCTGAATCAGTTAAAGGAGCTTTAGCAAATGGTACTTCTCAAAATTTAAGATACGAAATTACAAACCCAGATACAGGATCAGGTACATTCTCATTATTAATTAGAAGAGGAGATGATAATACTAAATCTAAAAGAGTATTAGAAACTTATACAGGATTATCATTAGATCCAAAATCATCAGGATATATAGCTAGAGTATTAGGTGATCAAACAACTATATTAAAAGATGGTTCTACTTCAGAACCATATTTACAAATAACAGGTAATTTCTCTAATTCTTCAAGATATGTAAGAGTAAAAAGTGTAATAGCAAAAACTCCAAACTATTTTGATAATGATGGAATTGCAAAAGCTAAATATGTAGATTCTATTCCATTAGCACAAGCAGGAGCATTTGAAGGAGCTACAGGTACTATTGATGCTACAACAGCAAATGAAATGTATGATAATATAGGAGTAAATACTCAAGGATTAGTTGGTGATGATTATACAGATGCAATAAATTTATTAGGAAATAAAGATGATTTTAGATATAATGTTATCTCAGTACCAGGATTAAATTCAAGCGAACATACTACAGAGATAAACCAATTAAATAGTGTTGTTTCTAGTAGAGGAGATGCAATCGCAGTAATAGATTTATTACCTTATGGAAAAACAATAGCAAATGCCGTTGCTGGAGCAAAAGATATAGATTCATCATATGCAGCTGCATATTGGCCTTGGTGTCAAGTTACTGATCCAAGTACAGGACAATTAGTATGGGTTCCAGCTTCAACTTTAATACCAGGAGTATATGCATCAAATGATGCAACAGCAGAAGCATGGTTTGCACCTGCAGGTATTAATAGAGGTGGATTAGGTACAGTAAGACAAGCTGAAAGAAAATTAACACAATCTAATAGAGATACTTTATATGTAGGTAAAGTTAATCCATTAGCTACATTCCCAGGAAGAGGAGTAGTAGTATTTGGTCAGAAAACATTACAAACTCAAGCTAGTGCTTTAGATAGAGTAAATGTTAGAAGATTATTAATAGCACTTAAAAATTTCATTTCACAAGTAGCAGATAATTTAGTATTTGAACAAAATACAGCAGCTACAAGAAATAATTTCTTAGGACAAGTTAACCCATATCTAGAAAGTGTACAACAAAGACAAGGTTTATTTGCCTTTAAAGTAGTAATGGATGATAGCAACAACACACCAGATGTTATTGATAGAAATGAACTAATTGGACAAATATATGTTCAGCCAACTAAAACAGCTGAGTTTATATATTTAGATTTCAACATTTTACCAACAGGAGCTACTTTCCCGGCATAAAAATTGAAAAATTAGATATTTATAATAGAATAAAAATATAAAACAAAATGGCAGTAATTAATCCCAACGAAATATTTTTCACAGCATTTGAACCAAAACAGGCAAATAGGTTTATTATGTATGTAGATGGAATTCCTTCATACATGATAAAAGAAATAGGAGAAGTGAAAATAACACAAGAAGTAGTAACTTTAAATCACATTAATGTTGAAAGAAAAGTTAAGGGGAAATCAGTATGGGACAATTTAAGTATGACTCTTTATGATCCAATTACACCATCAGGTGCTCAAGCAGTAATGGAGTGGGTAAGATTACATCACGAATCTGTAACAGGTAGAGATGGTTATTCTGATTTCTATAAGAAAGATTTAACTATTAATGTATTAGGCCCAGTAGGTGATGTAGTATCAGAATGGGTAATTAAAGGAGCATTTATAGTAGATGCAGCATTTAAAGGATTTAATTGGGATACAGGTGCTGAAGCTCAAACTATTGCTATGACTATATCAATGGATTACGCTGTACTAAACTTCTAAAACAAATATTAAATATTTTTTAAAAATAGCTTGGCTTATGTCAAGCTTTTTTTTATATTCAATATGTATTATTATAATTAAAGTTATCATAAATAAAAGATATGGAAAATAAGAAACACAAGTTTCCAACCGAAACAATAGACCTACCATCAAAAGGTCTTATTTATCCTGAAGACAATACTTTATCAAGTGGAAAAGTAGAAATGAAGTATATGACTGCTAAGGAGGAAGATATTCTAACCAACCAATCATATATTGAAGCAGGCACAGTATTAGACAAGTTACTGCAATCACTTATAGTATCCGATATAAACTATAATGATCTAATTACTGGCGATAAAAACGCATTACTTATAGCTGCTAGAGTTTTAGGATATGGTAAAGATTATAAATTTGAATACAAAGGAGAAGAAATAGAAGTAGATTTAAGTGTTATAGATAATAAAGAATTTGATGAAAGCTCTATAACAAAAGGTGAAAATAGATTTTCATTTACACTTCCTAATTCAAAAACAGAAATTGAATATAAAATCTTAACTGCAAATGATGAGAAAAAAATCTCAGCTGAAATCAGAGGATTAAAAAAGGTAAATAAAAAAGAAAGCCGAGAACTATCAACAAGATTAAAATATATGATAGTATCTGTAGATGGAGAAGAAGATAAAAAAACAATAAGAGAATTTGTTGATACTTATTTACTAGCTATGGATTCTAGAGCTTTAAGAAAACATATTGCAGATACACAACCCGACGTCAATTTAGATGTTACAATAGATACTAGTAGTGGCGAGGAGGACATTACTATACCTATTAATCTTAACTTTTTTTGGCCTGACGCAGAGGTATAGATACTCTCTATTTAATCAAATCCATGAGATAGTATTCCATGGAAAAGGAGGTTATGACTTCCACACTATATACAATATGCCTATATGGTTGCGAAATTTTATTTTTACTAAAATGAATGAACACTATGAAAAAGAAGCAGCCGAAATGAAAAAAGCACAAGCAGGAGGTAAAGGTACATCCACAGTTATCGGTTCTGATGGTATGGTACAAGCTCCTGATTTTATGTCTAAAGGCAATACTAATAAGCCATCTTATTCAACAAAACGGGCTAAAGGCTAATTTTTTTAATATTTATAACAAAATGCCCTTATAATGGCTGATGGACTAGGAAAAAATTTAAACGACGCTAATAAATCTGCAAAAGATTTAAATAAAAATTTAAAAGATAGTACTAAAGCGGCTAATGATTTAGGGACCTCTTTTAATGATTATAGAGAAACTCTTCGTTCTATTGCTTCTGAGTTAGGTAAACAAACTAATAATCTAAAAGATGCAAGAAAAGAATACACAAAACTTGACTCTATAGCAAGAAAATTATCAGATCAAGAAGCTGGTATAAATAGATTAAAAGACGATCAATTAGATAAACTTCAAAAACAAGCTCAATCATCTGTTGAGGAAATTAAAAATAGAGCAGACGCTTTACAACTTGATAAACTTAGGGCAAAAACAGGTGCAGATTTAATGAAATTAAATGGTGCCGCATTTGATGCAACTCTCAAAAGTTTAGCCGCCAATGGAAAAATCACAGAAGAAGAAGCAAATTTAATTAAAGCAAAAAAAGAAGGCTTTAGAATTGAAGAAGAGTTTCTTGAAAAGTTAAACGAAGAAGTAATAATACGTAAAGAATCTAATAGGTTAATGGGCATAGGAGGAGGATTGCTTAAAGGTCTAAACCAATTAGGAGGAAAATTTGCATCATCTTTAGGATTAGAGGAAGTAACTGCTGATATGCAAGAGATGGCAGATGCCATTGCACGAGGAGAAAAATCCGCAGGTGCTTTAGGGGGTAAAATGAAGGTTTTAGGTGTTGGTGTAAAATCAGCATTTACAAATATTGGGGGAGCATTAATGGATCCTACAGTAATATTTGGGGCATTAATAAATGGGTTTAAAGAAGTAGACAAGGCTGCAACTGATTTTGCTAGACAAACAGGCCAAGATATGAATTCAATGGCTACTTCAGTTGATTCTCTTAATATGGGTTATGTTAATATGGCAGATTACATTAAAGCTGCAAGTGAACTAACTAAAGAATTAGCCTTTAACGCTAATGATATTTTCTCTCCAGAAGATATTTTAGAAGTAGCCCAAATGACTGATGAAATGGGAATGGCAGGTAAAGAAGCAGCAAACTTAGCTAAATTCTCTAGAGCAAATAATATGTCTGTTAGAGAGCAGAACGAAGCATTAATTGCGGGAGTTAATAGTTTTAATGCACAAAATAAAAGTGCAGTAAACGCTAGAAAAGTATTAGATGAGGTAGCAAATGTATCAACAGATATACAAATGTTATATGCTGGTTATCCTGGTGAATTAATAAAAGCAGCATCAGCTGCCGCAGATTTAGGATTAAGTTTAGAACAAGTAGATAAAATAGCAGATAGTTTACTTCGGTTTGAAGAATCTATATCAGCAGAACTAAAAGCTGAATTATTAACAGGTAAAGAATTAAATTTAGAAAAAGCAAGAGAAGCAGCTTTAACTAATGATTTAGAAACATTATCTAAAGAAATTTCGAAAAACATAGGAACATCAGCAGATTTTGCTAAAATGGGCCGTTTAGAACAAGAGTCATTAGCTAAAGCTATGGGAATGAGTAAGCAAGAATTAGCTGAAACTCTTTTAGCTCAAGATATAAAAAAGGGGCTTGATGAAGATTCTTTAACAGCGGCTCAAAAACAAACTCTTGAATCTATGAAAAATAGAGAGGCCCAAGAAAAAATTGCTCAAGCTTTAGGAAAAATAGGACAAGCATTTGCTCCTATAGTAGGCTTTATAGCAGATATTGTGTCTAATTCTAAGGTTTTATATAGTTTATTAGGTGTAGCTTTAATAATAAAATTAGGGGGTTTAAAAAATATATTTGTTTCATCTAAAGAGGGAATTAAAGGAATGATTGATGGAGCTAAAAATTTACGAAAAACCTTAGTTAATGCTTTTCAAGGTGGTACTGATGCTGCTAAAAAGTTTTATAAAGGTGGTCAATTTATGCCTGGAGGTAAAAGAGCACCTAAAGGGGGGGCATTTGCAGATGCTTTACCAAAATCATCAGAAAATATTACAAAAGCTGCTGATAAAACAAAAGGTATTAAAGGAGATCAAGGAAAGGGAATTAAACAATTTTTAAAAGGGTTAGGTGATGGTTTAGCTCATATTGGAAAAAATGCGGGTGATGTTATCAAGGGTGGTTTAGCTTTAGGTGCTGCTCTTTTAGCAATGGGGCTTGGATTTGCACTATCACTACCCTTAATAACAAATACTGATCCATCTCAAATGATAGCATTTGCAGGAGCATTAAGTATAATAGGTTTAACTGTTGCTGTAATGGGTAAAATAGGAGGAGAAATAATAAAAGGTGCTTTAGCTATGGGTATATTAGCAGTATCTTTAATTCCTGCAGCATTTGCTTTTAGTTTATTAGCTGGAG